TTATTTACGCTTGCGGCGGCGGACCTGCAGCTGCTGCTCGCAATACAGCCGCTCCACCCGCTTATAGTTCACGAGACGACCTTCCTGCCGCAGCTTGAGATAGATCATCCCCACGCCATAGCGGCGATGGCGATGCGCCAACGCAAGGATGCGCTCGCGCAGCTCAACGTTGCGGTCCTCGCGCGGGCGATAGCGCAGCGCACTGGCGCTCATGCCGATCGCCGCCAGGGCGCAGCGCTCGCTGGCGCCACCTTCGATCCACTCGCGCACCAGCGCACGACGCGCCGGTGCGCTCACCATTTTTTTTGCAGCGCATCCTTGATCAGGTCGTTCTGGAACACCTGCTCGGCCAGCAACTTCTTCAGCCGCGTGTTCTCGGCCTCCAGGTCCTTGAGCCGCTTGGCATCGGGCACGCTCATGCCGCCGAACTTGCTGCGCCACAGGTAGTACGAGGCCTCACTGAAGCCATGCCGACGGCACAGGTCCTTGATCGCCATGCCGGCCTCGGCTTCGCGCAGGAAGCCGATGATCTGTTCTTCGGAAAAACGCTTCTTCACGTCCAATCTCCTCGGGGTAGGGAATTGGACTCCAAACCAAGGTGCTACTCAAACTTGGGGGGACGTCGTGGCTACAAGCAACATGTGCAGAAATTAGACGACGTCATCGCCGCCTACCTGCGTGCCGGTGGGCAAGTAGCGGAGGAATGAAGATGGACGCGCAACCGAGTGATGACGGTCGCCCGCGTGTTGTCCTGGGAAGCTTTGAGCGCTGGGCGCTGGGGATCGCCGCATCGGTCATGACGACAGCATCGATCGCGTTGGTGACGACCGTCCTGCAGACCAAGAGCGCGGTGGACAAGGCCGCCACGCAAGAAGCGGTGCAAAAACTCTCCGAGCAGCAGGCGGTGATGAATTCCAAGCTGGTGGACATCCAGGCGCAACTGGCCGATGTGCCAGCGCTGAAGCTGGAAGTGGCCAAGCAGGCGATTCAGGTGGAACAAAACAAGCAGGACATCAAGGAACTGCGGCAGCTGCGAGGGCTGAAGTGAGCATCGAACTGATCGAAAACTGGCGCCGTGCCTGGACATTGGCCTCCGTGCAGGTATTCGCCGGGATCGTGCTGCTGCCGGACCTCTATAACGGCGTCGCTGCCCTGGGCTGGCTGGAGGAATTGCCCGGCCCGGCGAAGTGGGTGATCCGCGGGCTGGGGGCGCTGGGTGTTGTCGCACGCATCGTGCGCAAGAAGGTGCCAGCAGACACGCCGTGAGGACCTTTGCCGCGATCGTGTTCGCGCTGTGCGGACATGTGTGGATTTCGTTCTGGCGATTGCTGTGGAAGGTCATGGATCGATGACCGTGATCACCGACGCCCTGGCGCCCTACGCGCTGATCATCCGTCTGGTGCTGTGGGGTGTGCTGGCCGGCGGTTTGTTCGTCAGCGGCTGCCGTTACGGAGAGAAGACCGCAACCGCTGAGGCGGCTGAGCAGGTGCGCACGGCCCAGGCCAGCGCGGGCCATGCGCTTGCCACGGCACACGCCTGCGGTCTGACGCTACGTGAGGTGTCCGCTCAGAGTCTCGCCGCACAGACGCGCGCCGCCGAGCAGCAGGCGGCAGCAACGGCGGCAGCGCATCACGCGATGCAGGACGCGGTCCTCGCTCGTGCCGAGGCGACATCGGCCACCCGCGCGCTGCAGGTGGCCAAGGCCACGCCGACGTGTGCCGTGCAGCTGGCAATGACCCTGTGTCCGGAGATCCCCGTCCTATGACTCGCCGACATCTGGCGGTGCTGTTGGTGGTCCTGACCAGCTGCACCGAGAACACCGTGAAGCCGACCCTGCCGACCGTGGTACGTGTGCAGGTGCCGCAGTACGTGCCGTTGCCTGACGCACTGACCAGGCCATGCCCTGCCGTCCGCGCCAAGGGGCGCACCGTCGAGGCGGTGGTCTCGGCGTACAACGCCAATGTCCCGACGCAGACCGATTGCGATCACCGCATGGCACGCATCCGCGCGCTGCAGCCCGGTGTCGGACAGCCGTGATGGGATGCGCTGGCAGAGTGGGCTGAGACGGCACATGCCCATGCGCCCACCACAACACCGGCCGCGCTGGTGGAAGCCGTATACCGAGGACAGCAAGCAGGCGCAGCGCAGGCAGGCGCGGCGCGCGCTGCCGACCAACGCGAGACAGTGGCGGCAACTCCGTGCTGCACACCTGGCGGCCGAGCCGCTGTGCCGGCAGTGCGCCAGGGGCGGTCGCGTGGTCGCCGCGTCGGATGTGGACCACATCGACGGGGACGACAGCAACAACGCACCGGACAACCTGCAGTCGCTTTGCCACGCTTGCCATAGCCGCAAGAAGGCCAAGGAGAACGGCGGCTTCGGGACATCACGCCGGTGTGCGCCTGAGCGGTTCGACGGCCTGTTGCTCGATCCGGGCGAGGGCGCCGAGGAGGATGGGACCGATTGCCCATGACGGGCAGGGGGGAGGGGCAAAGTTGGGGGCGTTTGCCTTGCGATCCGTGCGCCCCCTTTTCTTCGCGTTTCCACAGAATTTGATTTTCGGTTGGTGACCCATGGCCAGGCACAAACAGCCCGATGAGCTGGCCCGCCTCAAGGGGGCCGACAAGCAGAACCCGCAGCGTTACAAGCGCCAAACACCTAAGTCCCCCGTTGCATTGGGTCAGCCGCCCAACCATCTGCCGGAAGATGTGGCGGCCGCGTGGAAAGAGATTGAGACGTGCGCGCTACCGGGCGTGCTGACCTGCTCGGACCGCTTCGTGATGGAGATCGCGGGTTCCTTGCTGGCCGAGTTCCGTGCCAACCGCGCGGACTTCAAGGCGGCGAAGTATTCGCATCTGATCGGCTGCCTGGCCCGCTTGGGCCTGACGCCGGCCGATCGGCAGAAGCTGGGCACTGACAAGCCGCCGGAGGACAATCCTTTCAACGAGTTCTAGGCATGGCCGCCACGTCTCCGAGCGACATCGCCAAGGAGTACGCCCGCCACGTCGTCGCCGGCAATGTCCCGGCCGGCGAATACGTCCGCCTGGCCTGCCAGCGCTTCTTGGACAACCTCAAGCGCAAGGGCAAGGAGTGGCCCTACATCTTCGATGCGGCAAAGGCCGATCGGGCGGTGAGGTTCATGCAGTTGATGCCGCACACCAAGGGCAAGTGGGCGGCACAGAAACAGCGGCTCATGTTCCAGCCGTGGCAATGCTTCATCGAGTGCAACCTGTTTGGCTGGGTCCACAAGGCCGATGGCTTGCGACGGTTCCGCGAGTCCTATGAGGAGATCCCGCGCAAGAATGGGAAGTCGCTGCGCCTGGCCGCGCGCGGGCTGTATCTGTTCGCCGCCGATGGTGAGGCCGGCGCTGAGGTGTATTCGGGCGCGACCAGCGAGAAACAGGCGTATGAGGTCTACCGGCCAGCGTGGCAGATGGTGCACAAGATGCCGGCCTTCCGCGCCCGCTTCGGCATCGAGCAAGCAGGCAACCCGAAGAACCCCGGCCCGATGTTCGTGATGGAGGATATGTCCAAGTTCGAGCCGATGATCGGCAAGCCGGGCGACGGCTCCAGCCCGCATGCGGCGCTGGTGGACGAGTATCACGAGCACGATACCGACCACATGGTCGATGCGATGCAGACCGGCATGGGCGCACGCGAGCAACCGTTGCTGTCGATCATCACCACCGCCGGGTCCAACCTGGGTGGGCCGTGCTATGAAAAGCGTCGCGATGTGATCCGCATCCTGCGCCGGGAGGTGGTCGATGAGACCGTGTTCGGGATCATCTACGCCTTGGACGAGGGCGATCGCTGGGACGATCCGGCAAGCCTGATCAAGGCTAATCCGAACTATGGGGTGTCGGTGTTTGCGCCGTTCCTGCTGGCCCAGCTCGCCCAAGCCAAGCGCTCGGCGTCCAAGCAGAACGCGTTTCGGACCAAGCACCTGAACGATTGGGTCGGTGCCAAGACCGCATGGATGAACATGCTGGCCTGGCAGCGCCAACAGCGGGCGTTCTCGATCGCCGATTTTGCCGGGTGCAAATGCTATGCCGGCGTGGACCTGGCGTCCAAGCTGGATGTTGCCGCGGCGGTATTGCTGTTTGAGAAGGCGGACAGTTACTACGTGGTTCCGCGGTTCTACGTGCCTGAGTCTGCGGTGCAGGAAAACGAGAAATACCAGAACTTCGTGCTGGATGAGGTCATGGTGTCCACACCGGGCAATATGACCGATTACGCCTTCATCGAAGAGGACTTGAAGGAGTGGGCCGCGGTGACCGAGCTGCAGAACATCGCCTTCGATCCGGCGCAGGCGGCCTACCTGATGACGCGCCTGGGCCAGGCCGGCTTGCCGGTGATCGAGATGGCACAGACCGTGCGCAATCTGTCCGAGCCGATGAAAGAAGTGGAAGCGCTGACGCTGGCCCGTCGCCTGTGGCACGACGGCAATGCGGCCATGACCTGGATGGTGGGCAACGTGGTGGCGCGGTTGGATGCCAAGGAACACGTGTTCCCGCGCAAGGAAACCGCAGAAAACAAGATCGATGGGGCGCTGGCGCTGATCCTGGCCATGGCCCTGGCGCTGCAGGCCAAGGACTCCACCCTGATCGAGCAGGGCTTTGTGGTGATGCACTGATGTTCGCCCTGTTCGATCCGCCCAGGCGCGCCTTGCGCGAGCGCATCGAGCCGACGATCGGCAACCTGATCGACGGTGAGATGATCGCCTCTTCGGACATGCGCATGTTCGAGCTCTTCGGTGCCGGCCAGACGGCGTCGGGGGCGGTGGTCACTCCCACCACGGCCATGCGGGTCTCGTCGGTGTTTGCGTGCGTCAACCTGATTGCCGGTGCGATTGCGCAGCTGCCGTTGCACATCTATGAGCGGGTCGACGATTCGCGCCGCCGAGCGGACCACGACTATTGGTGGCTGCTCAACGAGCAGTTCAGCCAGGCATGGCCGGCGGCCGCGGCATGGGAATATCTGGTCGCCCAGGTGCTCTTGCGCGGCGATGGGATCGCCTACATCACGCGCAATCGTGCCGGCCAGATGACCGGCCTGATTCCCTGGTCGCGCGATCAGCTGCAGATCATCGCGCAGGAGCGCGCAAGTCCGAAGGAGCCGCTTCGGCTGCAATACACCTTCTTCGACGAGCTGGGCTCCTTTGTCGTCGACCAGGCCGACGTGCTGCACCTGCCGGGGTTCGGCTTCAACGGCGTGTGCTCCATGTCGGTGATCCAATGGGGCGCTCGCAATGGCGTTGGGATCGCGCTCCAAGGCGACGAGCACGCCGGCAAGTTCTTCAGCGAGGGGGGGAAGCCCGAGGTGGCGCTTCGGGCAACCGGCAAGATGACCCAGGCCCAGCAGGATGATTTCCGCGATGCGTGGGTCAAGAAATACGGGGGGATTCAGGGCAATCGCCGCATCCCACTGATCCTGACCGAAGGATTGGATGTGAAAGAACTGACGATGTCGGCGGTGGATCAGCAACTGCTCGAGTCCCGGCAATGGCAGGTGATCGACATCGCCCGCGCCTTCGGGTGCCCACCGCACATGATCGGTGAGACGACCAAGGCCAGCAGCTGGGGCACGGGCATCGAGCAGATGAGCATCGGCTTTGTGAAGCACACCCTGGGTCCGCATCTGAAGCGCTTTCGCGATGAGCTGAACCGCAAACTCTTCTTCACCGCCCGCTACTTTGTCGAGCACAACGTCGAGGGCCTGATGGCGGGCGATTCCAAGGCGCAGGCCGAGTATTTCGGCAAGGCGCTCGGGGGTCCCGGTGCGCAGGGCTGGATGACCGTCAACGAAGTGCGCCGCACCAAGAACCTGCCGCCGGTTGCCGGCGGCGATGCGCTGTACCGCCCGAGCGAGGCGACCGCGCCAGCAAGCTCGCCAGACCCTGAGAGGAAGCACGAAGATGACGATCCCGAAGCTGCTGCAGCTGGCACGTGATAACGCGCGCGCCTGCGCGCCGATCCGCGCCGAGTTGGCAGGCAATGACGCCACGCTCTACCTGCATGGCGTCATCGGCCAATGGTGGGGCGACATCGACGAAACAGCGTTTGCCAAGACGCTGGCCGGCATCGATGCGCAGACGATCCACCTGCGGATCGACTCGCCCGGCGGCGATGTGTTCGCTGCGCGCGCCATGATGACGGCCATTGCTCAGCACCGTGCGACTGTCATCGCGCATGTCGATGGTTTGGCGGCCTCGGCCGCCACCGGCATCTGCATGGCCTGCGACGAGGTGGAGATCACCCAGGGCGCCAGCTTCATGATCCACAACGCCTGGACCATCGCCATCGGCAACAAGGCCGATCTGTCCAAGACCGGCGAGCTGCTGGGCAAGATCGATGACGGCCTGGCCGGCGACTACACACGCCGCACTGGCAAGGCACTGGCCGACATCGTCCAGTGGATGGATGACGAGACGTGGTTTACGGCAGATGAGGCCAAGGCGCATGGCTTTGCCGATCGCGTGGTCGAGGTGGTCGACAAGAAGACGGCCAGCAACCACTGGAACCTGTCGGCCTATCAGAACGCCCCCATCCCGCTTGCCAGCCCTGCAGAGCAGGACACGGCCGTCGCCGCGCAGCGACGCGCGCTGGAACGGCGCCTGGCGCTGTTGGAGCGCATCCCCGCCTAAACGGTGTCCACCCGAACACCGCCGCCGCCGACAGGCGGCTTTTTTATGCCGACAAGGAACACGACATGAGCTTCAATTTGACTGCCGAGCGCGAGCGCCGCAATGCCCTGGCCAAGGAAACCCGCAACCTGCTCGATGCCAGTACCGGCAACGGCAATGCTTGGACTGAGCAGGACCAGCAGGCGTACGAGGCCAACATCGCCGAGATCGAACGGATCGATGCGGCGATCGACCGCCACCAGCGGCTGATGGACCTGACCGCCGAAGCCCAGCTGCACCAAGCCGGTGTGCGTGAGCACACGGTGTCCGACCCGCCGCGCAAGGCGTTGTCCGGGGAGATGCTGCTGTTCGACAAGTGGGCGCGCCGTGGAGACGGTGGCCTCTCGGCCGAGGACTGGAGGCAGATCAACGCAGCCATGTCGGGCAATCCTGCCGTCACCCCGGAGGAAGGTGGCTACACCGTGCCCACCACCCTTGCCGGCCAGATTCTCGATGCGCTCAAAGCCTATGGCGGCATGCGCCAGGTGGCCGACATCATCCGCACCGCCGGTGGCGAGCCTATGCAGTATCCGACCAGCGACGGCACCTCCGAGGAGGGCGAGATCGTGGCCGAGAATCAGTCGGCCACCGATGCCGATATCAGCTTCGGCACCAAGGGTCTGCCGGTCTACAAGTACAGCTCCAAGGTCGTGACCGTCCCATGGGAACTGCTGCAGGACACGAGCGCCGACATCGCCGGCTTCATCACCCAACGCCTGCAGATGCGCCTGGGGCGCGTGACCAACCGTCACTACACGCTCGGCACCGGCAACGGCCAGCCGATGGGCGTGGTCACCGCGGCCACGGCCGGCAAGATCGGTGCGGTCGCGGCCACGCCTGCGATCTCCTACGACGACCTGGTGGACCTGGAGCACAGCGTCGATCCGGCCTATCGGCCCAACGCGACGTGGATGTTTCACGACGACACGCTGAAGCTGGTGCGCAAGGTCAAAGATGCGCAGGGACGTCCGATCTTTGTGCCCGGCTATGAGCAGGGCAACCCCGGCGGCGCTCCGGATCGTTTGCTCAATCGCGATATTCAGATCAACCAGCACGTGCCCTCGCCTGCCGCCCTGGCCAAGTCGATCGCGTTCGGCGACTTCAGCTATTACAAGATCCGCGACGTCATGGCGATCACCCTGTTCCGCTTCAACGACTCGGCCTACGTCAAGAAGGGACAGGTGGGGTTCCTGGCCTGGATGCGGACCGGCGGCAACCTCATCGATGTCGGCGGGGCGGTGAAAGTGTTCCAACACGGCGCGGCGGCGTAACCACCCACACACACACCGAGCCGGCCGCCTGGGCGCGGCCGGCGCGCAAGGACAGACACATGGCAAAGAGCAAGAGCGCGAACACGGCCGAGACGGTAGCCGACACGACCACTGACAACGACCTCGCAACCGAAGACGCGGCCACGGTGCCGGCGCTGGTGCTGCATACCAGCTTCCTCGGTATCACCGGTGAACGGATCGCGGTGCCGGCCGATCAGGCGCAGGCATTGCAGGAGGCCGGCTATATCGACACGCATCCGGCCGCACTGAGCTATGGGGACTGAGCGATGCTGCAGCTGATCACCGCCGCCACCGAAGAGCCGGTCACGTTGGTGGATGCGAAGCAGCATCTGGTCGTGCTGCACGACGCTGATGACGGGTTGATCGCGGCCTACATCACCGCCGGGCGGGAAGTGGTCGAGCAGCAGACCGGCTATGCGCTGGCGGCGGCGTCCTATGCGTGGACGCCTGTCGGTGCCGGCCGGTCGCCGTTGCCGATCGAGCCGGCCCAGGTGACCAGCCAGGACGGGGACTGGCCGTTGCTGTTCACTACCACGCCGGGGCCGGTCCCGGCGGCGCTTAAGGCGGCGATCCTGCTGCTGGTCGGTGACCTGTACGCCAATCGGGAGGCATCGATCCAGGGGCTGAGCGAGAACCCCGCTGTATCCCGCCTGCTCTTCCCCTTCCGGCGGGTGATGCCATGAGGCGCGCGGGCAAGTACCGGCAGCGCATCGCGCTGTTGGCGGTGACCACGGTGAAGGATGGCTTCGGTGATGCGGTCCAGCTCTGGCAGACATGGCTGGAAGAGGTGCCGGCAGAGGTGGTGGCGCTGTCGGGCAAGGAGTTCATCGCATCCGGTGCGGATCAGGCGCAATTGACCGCACGCATCGCCATCCCGTATCTGCCTGGCGTCACCAGCGACATGCGCGTTGAGCATGACGGACAGGTGTATGTGATCACGGCGGTGTTGCCCGATGCGTCCGGTCGGGATCACCTCACCCTCATGGCGGCATTGCCGAAGGCCCATGGCTGACTTCGATCTTCAGATCCTGGGCTTGTCGGAGCTGGAACAGGCGCTGTTGCAACTTGCCGAGCCGGCGGCGCGGCGCGCCCTGCGCAGGGGGATGCGGCGCGGCGCAATGGTGATCCGCAACGATGCACGGGCGCGCGTGCGGGTCGCGCGCGGCCGATTGCGGCGCGCGATCCGCACACGGGAGCGAAGCGACGAGCAGGGGTGGATCCGGTTCGCTGTTGAGGTGCCGAAGTCGGCGTTCTACGGCAAGTTCGGCGAGTACGGCACCAGCAAGATGGCGGCATGGCCATTCATGCGGCCGGCGACCGAGAGCAAGACCGAGGAGGCGGTGACGGCCATGCGTGATGCGATTGCCGAGGCGGTGGCGCTGGAACTGCGCAGGACGCGACGATGAGTCTGGATGAGCGCCTGGTCGCGGCGATCGAAACCGTTACCCAGGACATCTATGCGCGTCCGGCGCGCAACCCGCCTGCGCTGTATGTGACCTATCAGCGCACGAGCGGGCGCTTGCACGCCACGCTGCACTCCGGTGCAGGGGGCGAGCACGGCACCTTTCAGGTCGATGTGTGGGGACCGACGAAGGGGGCGGTTCGTTTGCTGGCCGATCAACTCAAACACGCCTTACCCGGCGCATTGAAGGTCGGGGACATCACCGACAACCCCGACGATTACGAGCAGGACACGCTGCTGCATCGGGCCAGCTTCGATGTCGTCGTCTGGTCGTGACCCAAGCGATTGATCCATTCACCGGCCACCGAGAGGTGGCTTTTTTTTATCACGAGGAGGCAAGGGTGACCGATAACAAGGCCATTTCGGCGCAGGATGCTGCGCTCTACGTCAAGTCGGGTTCGGTGCCGAGCGCGCCCAACAACCCCACCAGCTACACCGAGGTCGATGGGGTCACCGGCTTCCCGTTCGGGCGCGGCCAGGCGAACGCGCTGGATGCCACCAATCTGCGCTCCAAGCAGATCGAGAACATCCCGGGCCTGTCTGGCGGGCAGGCGGTGCAGGTGTCCGGTCAGCGCTGGCCGGTCGGAACCTCCGCAGGGCAAGACATCCTGCGCGATGCCGCACCGAGCGCTGACCTGTTTTTTCTCATGGTGCTGCCCTCAGGCGATGCGGCCACCTTCGTGGCGAAGGTCTCCGCGTTCAACGTCACCAGCGGCACCAATCAGGTGCTGACGTTCACGGCGGATCTGCTGCCGCGCAATTTCACCCTGGTCACCTTGCCGACGGGAGGCTGATGCATGACGCTGCTATCCAAGAGCCAGATCCTGGCCGCCAACGACCGCAAGACCGAAGACCTGGACATCACCGAGTGGGGAGGCACCGTGCGTATCTCCACGATGTCGGCGAGTGATCGCGATCAGTGGGAGCAGGACACCTACGGTGGCGAGAAGACAAAGATGGAGGATTTCCGCGCCCGCTTCGTTGCCCTGTGCCTGGTCGACGACAAGGGGGCGCGGTTGTTTACCGACAAGGAGGTCGGTCAGCTGGGGGCCAAGTCCGCATCGGCGCTGGATCGGGTGTTCCGGGCGGCGCAAAAACTCAACGCGCTTGGCGATGCGGCCATCGAGGCGATGGAAAAAAAATCCTGAGCCGGCCAGAGCGCCGGCTTCAGTTTCGCATCGCCTGGCGCCTGGGCTACCCGCATCCGGATCACCTGCTGGCGGGGCTGACCTCCCGTCAGTTGACCGAGATGTACGCCTTCGCCGGGATCGAACCGCTCGACCAATCGCTGCAGAACATGATCGCGCAGCTGACCGATGTGCTAGCCCGCGTCCATGGCAACGACACCTGCGCGCAGGACTTCATGCTGGTGCAAAAGCCGGCGGCATCGGTTGACGATGCGGCGACGCGCTCGCAGCAGCTGATCGAACTGTTCCAGGCTGCGTCACTACGCAATGTGGTTGACTGACCTAGGGCCTGTTAACACGTCCCAAGGCCATCAACGACCAGGGCGAAGCTGAAGAATCCGAGGAACATGACATCCAGTTTTTCGAAGCGCGAGAAAATCCCACGCTCGCCTTTTCAAGCGACGTAACAGCCTATCCACTTTCGTTAAGCTGCTTGTACATCCCGGTTGTACTCCCCAGGCTCGATCCGATTGGGTTTCGGCGAGAGCACCGGTACGAAGCAAGGATTAAACGCCAACTGGCGAGTTTCATTACCTTCTTAAGCATGGTAAATCAGTTGATGAAATATCATTAAATAAAATAGTTTGATGACCAGTGATTGACGACTTGGATCTTGCCTGATAGCTTCCGCGAGTAACGGTTGAACTCGCTTTCTTCAAAAAGAACAAAACAATAAAGAGGTCACATGGATCTGTGCTCTACGCTGTTACCTAAGACACTTACGTTCATCACAACGTACCGTTGTACCGCAGCCTGCACACAGTGCTGCTTCGAATCCAGTCCCAAGGTTAAGGGGCGCCTGAGTCGCGATGAAATGATGCGTGCCCTTCACGACGTAAAGGAACGCTTTCCATCGCTGCGCGTGGTGGTGTTCACCGGGGGCGAGGCCACGTTGCTGAAGGATGACTTGGTTGCCATGATTGCCGAGGCCACGTCGCTTGGCTTGGTCACACGCATTGTCTCCAATGGTTCTTGGGGCAAGACGAAGGTAACTGCCGCGCGAATGGTTGGAAAACTGGCCGGCGCCGGTCTATGTGAACTGAACATCAGTACAGGCAAGGACCACCAGGATTGGGTGCCGCACGAATCGGTGGTTAACGCGGCGGAAGCAGCTTTCAATGCAGGTGTGCTGACCTTGCTGACGGTTGAGGCCGACACTGCAGAAAGTGAGAAGTTGTCGGCTCTCACGCGCGACCCCACCATAAAGAGCCTTCGTGATCGTGGCCTACTGTTGCAGTCGAACAGTTGGATGTCATTCAAGGACACAGGTGAGGAGCGCGATCATGTTTTGCACACGAGTCGCCGCGCAACTCCGTGCGAGCAAATCCACAACAACATTGCCATCACACCCTACGGAGAGGTCTCCGCCTGCTGCGGTCTGACATTGGAGCACATCCCCGAAATGAAGTTGGGAACGATTGCCGAAGGCGTCTCCGATACCTACCTCCGTCAACGCGATGACTTTATGAAATACTGGCTGCGCATGGATGGACCTGCGGAAATAGTGCACAAGGTCATGGGACAAGAGCGCGCCGATGAACTGCTTTCCGGGTCGGTACACATATGTCACGACTGTGCTGTATTGCATAAGAACCCGGAGATTCGCGAAAAGATTACGACTACCTACGAGCAATTCGTGCCGGAAGTGATGAGTCGATATGCCTTGGCGTCGGCGGTTGATCACATCGTAGAACAGCAAGGAGCGTAACGATGAAACGACGGAAGTTCATTCAATCAAGTTTGGTCGCAGGTGTAGCAGCCGCACCCGCGGGCGTCGTGGCTGCTGACCAAGCCACGCGTGTATTTGGTCAGCCCGCTAGCCTAACCGGCGGCACGGCTAACAGTACAGCCACGAAAATGTTGCTGCCGCTCTCCCGTGGCGGTATGCCAGCGGAAGGTTGGGACCGGTGGTCGAAGTTGACAGCTGCAGTAGTCGAAATGTTCTCCGACCCTTCGCAGCGAAAAGCCTTCAACGCCAACCCGCAGAAGTTCCTAGCCAGTCTGGGCTATGATAGCAACGCGATGGACGCACCAACCCTCGCACTGCTTGTTGCGCTGTCCGATCCACTGGTGCAGAGCGCAGCGCTCAACAAGGATTACGTGTCTCTGTTCAATTACCTGCACGCGGCCGGCGCGCTCGAAAAGCCCAAGCCGGACGTTCTGACACAGCAAATGTCCAAGGTGTTGTCGAGCAACCTTGCCATGATCAAAGATGCTTTGGGTTTAGCCCCGGACGCGCCACTTGACGCCGAAACCGTGATGCGTTTCGTTAGCTCATCAGCCTCGGTGCCAACCGCAGCGGACCTCGCCGCCATTGGCAATATCGCCCAGTTGATCCGCGTGGCACCCGGGCAGGCCGTTGCGGGTGCTTTCGCTGTCCTTGTGGCTGCCGTGGAGGCGGCGGTGGGCGTGCAAGCGGCGCTGGTGCTGTTCAATTTCGTTACGTTCGTTACTCACGTCTCTGTGACTGGACGAACGCCAACGCCGGGAAGGGGTGGGGAGAGAATATCGCAGTCGATGTCAGCGGGAATATTCACGGGGCAGATGAGTCGGCTCGACCCGGATATCTGCGACAGTTGCACCGTGGCACAGCGTGCCGCCGCTATGCTGGGTGCCCCAGAGTTGTACTCGGAGCACGCCAAGTCTGTTATCCGCAACGAAGTAGCGTCTTTTTTGCGCGCCATGCAGCGTGTTGGATTAATCGGCTTTGAGGAGTCGTCATTCGAGACCGTGGTGGATGCCGTGTACCAATACGGCATGCGTACCATTACAGCCTAAGCAGGAAGTCAACCATGAACTGTGACATTCCACTGCAGCTAGCCAACGGTAAGACGTACCTGACCATCTTCGGTCCGTTCGTTCTCGCTCTCGCCGTCGTCGCGTTTGTGTACTTCACTGGCAAGGCCCCAACCCCTTTAAAGAAGGGTGCACTTGTCATTGTGGTCTTGGTCAATGTGGTGATGGCCGGTTTCCTGGTCTGGCAAGCCAGGAGCGCACGCGTGAGCGTCGGTGGAGACACCCTCATGCTGCGAGCCGGGACGGACAGTGTCGTCGTGCCATTGGGTGCCTTGCGTTGGAATGAAGCAGTAGACGCGAGTGCCATGAGCTTTCCCTTCCGTAAGGCGGGGACCAGCCTCCCAGGGATGCACGTCGGTTGGTTTCTTCGAGAGGGCGGCGGTGACGCCTTCCTGCTGCACTCGTCCGAGCCATCTACGCTTATCCCGACCACCAAGCGATTTGATGTGGTCATTCCCACCACAGCTTACGAACAAGTGCGCCAATGCGTTTATGCTCACAAGGCAGCCCAATAG